ATAGGCAAGTAAGTTAACGTATACGCACCAATAGACACCATACACCACCAAAACATAATGTACGATTGACACTTTGAATTTGCGAACATTGTAAGAACATTACACCCTTTTTGCGAACATTGTAGGAATCACGCGGGTTGTAGACCGAACATTGGCTCAACGCAACTACTATAACTGGTTTCAATTTCTGTTAGGGAGTTCCCTAACGCGTGTAAACTTGTTTGCATATACATACTTAGGTACGTTCTGTTTCAGGCAACTGGCTCAACGCAACTACTATAACTGGTTTCAATTTTCTTCAGACGAAAAAAAGCCCCGCCGAAGCGGGGCATATTTTAAATATCGTCTTTATGGATAAACATATAACTCCAGAGCATTGCTACAATCCAAAGCAAAACACCCATCAATGAAACAGAAAAACCTGTTAAGGTGTGTTCCAGAGTAAGAGGTGACTCGTCGATATAAGCAACACCACCAAGCACTAGAACAAACCCAGCCATAAACAAAAGCGCAACCATTAACTTATTCATATTTAAATCCCCATAAAAAAGGGAGCGCATCGCGCTCCCAGTGGTGTTATTGCTTGATGGATTGATCAAATTTCGCTTTCAGCTTTTTAGCTTCAGCAACAATCTCAGTCAGAGGAAAGCAGTCTGGGATGCTATCCTTGGCAGGATCTAATCCAGTAGCACGTTTAACCACACTAGCCAAATCCCGCTCCAATAACTGCAAGGCGGTAGCAGTAGATGATGCACCACGTTCCTTGCGACGATTGAGCGCATTGCGTAGATCCTTTAACTTAGATCCAACTTGTTGGTGCCAGTATCTACGGTCTGCCTTTTTCGCATCGGGTAGTTTTTTCGCCTCGGCAGTAGTGAACGCAAGCAGAGACTGCGCTGACTTGGAGAATCCTAAGACGATAGCTGATTTAACCGAATCAGTCAGATCAGAATCGAATTGATTGTCCTTGCTGAGTAGCATTTCAGCAACAACACCATCAGCAACCAGAGCATCCACCATTGTGGTCTGCTTACCTTCTGCTTCAATAGACTTGTTAGTCCATACGCGAATCGCGTCAGTAGACGCCTTAGATAGTTGAATAGACATAATCGTATTCCTTATTAAGTTAATCGGACATCAACCCCGTGTTGCTGTCTCGATGGTTGTATTAGAGCATACCTAAACATGTTTTGATATGGTGTTTCCGATTGTTTGGTATTATTTCTGTTAGGGACGTTCCCTAACAAATCAAAATCTACTATAAGATGTTTAATTCTATCAGATCGTGACCCCACTACCCCCCTATGACCCCATGTGCTATATGTGACTCTGTGTTATCTATATATTATTAATTTACATAAATGATTCGTTTTTCCAGCCGTTTTAATAAAAGTCCATATATAGGAAGTACCCCCCTTTGGAGTCCCGTACCTCCCTGTTGCAAAAAATATTTTTTAGTGTAAATTCATCTATTCGGTTAACCGTGTGAGTGAATATGACATTATTAGTAAGTCCAGAAATTGGCGTACCTTTGTCACCACATATCCCCTACACAGATTTACGTGAAAGAGTCGAGGCCGCTTGCAATACCGCATTAGAACTTTCTGAACATGGATTGGATTTAGAAATAACTGATGAAGATAAGTCTGTAGCAACTACATTAACTGCGGCATATGCACAGAATCCTGAAGACACATCTAAAAAAGTTACCAATACACGGGCCGCAAAGTTAAGACCCGCATCATTAGTCCTTGCAAACAACATATTGGAAGAGTTTGGACAGGCAGTGGTTGAAAATTCTATGCACATTCGGCATTTAGTCACAAACAAACTGCTTATAGAGACTGAGAATCCAGACCCGCGCATACGATTAAGGGCATTAGAGTGTCTGGGTAAGCTCTCTGATGTGGGTTTGTTCGCTGAAAAGACTGAAGTGACTGTAACCCACCAGACAACAGATGAGTTACGCCAGCAATTACGTCAAAAACTCGAAAAAATTGTACGTCCTGTCGAAGATATTGAGGATGCTGTGGTTTTAGATGGTGAACCTATAGATGTAGACAAAGAATTAGGCGATTTTGACGATGAATGAGGCGGTTATCACGCCAACAGACTTTACTGAGGTCGAAATTCAGACCATGTTGGACAATTTAGACCAATATACTGATGATGAGGTCGTAGAAATCCACAAAATTGTGGATGAAATTGATTCCAGAAACAGTAAAAAGGTTATATATGATGACTTAATTGAGTTCTGTAAGCATATGCAACCTGATTACAAGGTGGGTAAGCATCATAGGATGCTTGCAAACATGTTAATGGACATAGAACAGGGTAAAAAAGACCGTATTTGCGTCAATATACCCCCCAGACACGGTAAATCTCAGCTTGTTTCAATCATGTTTCCAGCATGGTTTTTAGGCAGAAATCCTAATAAAAAAGTCATGATGGTGTCGCATACCACTGATTTAGCTGTGGATTTTGGTAGAAAAGTACGTAATATCATCAATACAGAGCTATATGCAGACATATTTCCCACTGTAAAACTTGCCGTTGACTCCAAGTCAGCAGGGCGTTGGAACACAAGTGCGGGAGGCGAGTACTACGCTTGTGGTATTGGTTCTGCATTGGCGGGTCGTGGCGCAGACTTATTATTAGTAGATGACCCGCATTCTGAGCAGGACGTAATTAACGGCAACTTTGAAGTATTTGAAAAAGCATACGAGTGGTTTACGTTTGGTGCTCGTACCCGACTTATGCCCCAAGGTAGCGTTGCTATCATTCAGACTCGATGGCATATGGATGATCTGACAGGTCGGGTTGTACGTGACATGGCAAAGAATGAACGTGCTGACCAGTACGAAGTAGTTGAGTTCCCAGCTATATTACAAATAGAAAAGAAAGATAAGATAGTTGAAAAAGCGTTATGGCCTGAGTTTTTTGACATGGACGCTCTACTACGGACGAAGGCATCAATGCCTGTGTTTCAGTGGAACGCCCAGTACCAGCAAAAACCCACAGCAGAAGAAGCCGCTATAATAAAAAGAGAGTGGTGGCAGATGTGGGGTGGAGAAGAAGCTCCTGACTGTGAGTACATTATTATGTCGCTTGATGCGGCGGCAGAAAAACATAATCGTGCTGACTACACTGCTCTGACAACGTGGGGTGTGTTTCATAACGAAAATGAAGATGCATACAATATTATATTACTTAATAGCATAAAGGACAGATTTGAGTTTCCTGAGCTAAAGAATCTGGCAATGGAAGAATACTTTGAATGGGAACCTGACGCGTTCATTGTTGAGAAGAAATCCGCAGGTACGGCGTTGTATCAGGAAATGCGTCGAATGGGAATACCTGTGCAGGAGTACACACCACACAGAGGCACAGGTGACAAACTTGCACGTTTAAACTCTGTTTCTGATATTGTAGCGTCGGGTATAGTATGGGTTCCACCAACAAGGTGGGCAGAAGAAGTTGTTGAAGAGATTGCGGGATTTCCATTTGCAAGTCACGACGATTTGGTGGACAGCACAGTGATGGCGTTAATGCGTTTCAGACAAGGTGGGTTTATTCGGTTACCTACAGACGAGCCTGAAGATATACGATATTTCAAACATCGCCGTAGTGGTTTTTATTAGAGGGTAGGTTATGGCTATTGAGAAAGGGCTATATTCTGCCCCTAAAGGTATAGAAGAAGAAGTTGGAGAAAGCATCGAAATAGAAGTTGTTGATCCAGAAATGGTCACCATTGATGCAGGTGGAGTTGAAGTATCTTTAGTGCCTGATGAAGGCATACAAGAATTTGTACAGTTTGATGCAAATCTAGCAGAATATATGGAAGATGGTGCTCTGACGGAGCTATCCACTGATATATTAGAATCTATAGAGTCTGATTTAGACAGCCGTAAAGAATGGGCTGACACTTTTGTGAAAGGGTTAGAAGTTCTTGGGTTTAAATATGAAGAGCGCACAACACCTTGGGATGGTGCTTGTGGCGTGTATTCTACGGTGCTTGCGGAAGCCGCTATCCGTTTTCAAGCCGAAACGATGTCAGAAACATTTCCCTCCTCTGGCCCTGTAAAAACAAAAGTACTTGGGCAAGAAACCAAAGAAAAGATGGAGTCTGCTGACCGTGTTAAGGCAGACATGAATTATCAACTGACTGAGAATATGGTTGAGTATCGCCCAGAGCATGAGCGATTACTTTATAGTCTTGGTCTTGCAGGTTCCGCGTTTAAAAAAGTCTATTTTGATCCAAACCTTGGTCGTCAGGTAGCTATGTATATTCCTGCGGAGGATGTAGTTGTCCCCTATGGAGCGTCACACGTGGAGACTGCGGAACGTGTTACGCATGTAATGCGTAAGACTAAGAACGAAATTAATAAGTTACAGGCAAGTGGGTTCTACCGTGAGGTAGACCTTGGAGAGCCACAGTCTTATTCCACTGATATAGAGAAGAAGAAAGCTGAAGAGGGTGGTTACACCGTACAGGACGACTATCGTTATACATTATATGAAGTACATGCTGACTTAATAATAGATGACATAGATGAAGAACAGGGCGATATTCAGATCGCCAAACCATACGTTGTTACGATAGACGTTAGTTCAAGTGAGATATTGTCTGTACGCAGGAACTGGAGTTCTGATGACGAACTCATGTTGAAGCGTAACCATTTTGTACATTATGTCTATGTTCCGGGCTATGGGTTCTATGGGCTTGGGCTGATTCATATTATAGGTGGTTATGCTCGTGCGGGTACATCGCTTATACGCCAACTTGTAGACGCAGGTACTTTATCTAATTTACCCGGCGGTTTGAAAGCACGCGGTATGCGGATTAAAGGTGATGATACACCTATAGAGCCGGGCGAGTGGAAGGATGTGGATGTACCATCTGGCACTATCCGTGAAAATATAATGCCCCTTCCTTATAAAGAGCCATCCCAAACACTACTACTTTTATTAGACAAAATAACAACTGAAGGCCGACGTTTAGGTGCGATTAGTGACATGAATATATCTGACATGTCAGCAAATGCACCAGTTGGCACTACGTTAGCTTTGCTGGAACGCACGTTAAAACCAATGGCGGCTGTTCAAGCCCGCGTGCATTACGCGATGAAACAGGAGTTTAAACTCCTCAAATCTATAATGTCTGACTATGCGCCTGTTGAGTATGAGTATGAACCTGTTAAAGGTGAAATATCTGCTCGTCAGGCTGATTATGCGAATGTAGAAGTTATACCCGTATCTGACCCCAATAGTTCCACAATGGCGCAACGGGTTGTTCAGTATCAGGCGGTGCTACAAATGGCGCAAAGTGCGCCACAAATTTACAACTTACCTCAATTACATCGACAGATGATTGAAGTGCTGGGCGTTAAAAACGCCGATAAACTTGTTCCTACAAAGGAAGATGCGAAACCAAAAGACCCTGTATCTGAAAACATGGATGCTTTAGTTGGAAAACCAATGCGAGCGTTTATATATCAGGATCATGAAGCACACATAGCTACACATATGGCCTTTATGCAAGATCCACAGATTGCACAGTTGATTGGACAGAACCCACAGGCAAAACGAATTGTAGCGGCTCTTCAAGCACACGTTGCTGAACACGCGGCGTTTAGTTATCGCAAACAGATAGAAGATAAACTTGGAGTTGTACTACCACCGCCTAGTGAGGAAATGCCTGAAGATATAGAAATTGAACTCTCAAGACTTGTTGCAGACGCAGGTAAACAAGTTACTGAAGCAAACAAACAACGTGCCGCACAACAACAGGCACAGCAGAAAATGAAAGATCCATTAGTGCAGATACAACAAGCAGAGCTACAAATTAAGCAAGCTGAAGTGCAACGTAAAGCCGCTAAAGACATGATGGACGCTCAGTATAAACAAGCGCAATTACAACAGAAGGCATCTAAAGATCAGGCTGATATTGCGCTTGACCAAAAAGAATTAGCTATTACAGCTAAGAAAGAAGGAGTCAAACTTACTGAGCAGAAAGACCAAAATGAGCGACTACTTAAAATGCAATTATTGGATAAAGTTACTAAAAAGGATACGTAAAACATGGCTAAAACCGTCTTTGACGTGCTGAAAGATAAATTAAACGAGCAGATTGAGTCTGCAACATTATTTCTACAGTCAGGAGGGCCGAAAGATTTCGCCCAGTATAAAGAGGCATATGGTCTGATCCGAGGTTTACAGACCGCACAACAACACATTACAGACCTTGAGCGAACATACACGGAGAGTGAATATAATGATTGAATCCGCAGAAGTACTTGAATTGTCAAATGAAGAGTTGGAAGAGCAGTTACCTAGACCTGTAGGGTACAGACTACTTATAGCGATGCCAGAAGTCGAAGAGACTTATGGTGATAGTGGGCTTATTAAGTCTGCACAAACTATGCATCACGACTCTATATTATCTATGGTCGGAGTAGTTCTTGACATGGGTGAACAAGCCTATACAGACAAAGAACGATTCCCAACTGGCCCTTGGTGTAAAACTGGTGATTACGTTATATTTCGTATGAATACAGGGACACGATTTAGAATTAACGGTATTGAGTACCGTTTGATGAATGACGATTCTATAGAAGCTGTTGTAAATAATCCACGTGGCATATCACGTGTCTCTTGAGGTATGAAAAATGGGGTTTGAAAAGGTCGAATATACATTTCCTGATGTAGAAGATAGTAAGCCTGATATTGATATTGAGGACTCTAGTGCGATTGAAGTTGATCTAACTGGAAAATCTAAACAAGATCAAGGAGCTAAAAAACGTGCCAAAACTGAAGATGTTTCAAATGAACTTGAAATCGAAGTGGTTGACGATACGCCAGAGAAAGACAGAGGGCGTAAGCCATCTGAACCACCTGCTGATGTTACAGAAGAAGAACTTGAAGAGTATTCTGAAAAAGTTCGCAAGCGTATTCAACACTTCAGTAAAGGCTATCACGATGAAAGGCGTGACAAAGAAACGGCCCAGCGAGAACGACAAGAGCTTGAAAGACTAGCTCAACAGCTTGTTGAGGAGAATAAAAAGTTAAAAAGTACAGTAGGCGAAAATCAATCTGCAATGCTTGAACAAGCTAAGAGAAGTGCAGACCTTGATTTAGCAAATGCTAAAAAAGCATATAAAGATGCTTATGAGTCTGGAGATTCAGATAGTGTTGTAGATGCACAAGAAAAACTAACAGAAGCAAAACTTCAGTCTGATAAGGTAAGTAATTTTAAGTTGCCTTCTTTACAGGAAGAAGAAACTACTGTACAAGAAAATTTAAACACATCCACCCCAGTTGCTGATGAAAGAGTTCAGGCATGGGCCAAACAGAATACTTGGTTTGGTAAAGATGACGAGATGACAAGTCTCGCATTGGGGTTGCATAATAAACTTGTCAAAGAACGTGGTGAAGACTACGCAAAAACCGATGAGTACTACAACATTATAGATACTCGTATGCGACAACTGTTCCCTGAAAATTTTGGAGAGCAAGAAGAAGAGCCAGAACAACCAAGACGGCAATCAAATGTGGTTGCCCCCGCTACGCGGAGCAAAGCACCTAAAAAGGTAAAATTATCGCAAACACAAGTAAACATTGCTAAACGTCTTGGAGTACCACTGGAGTTATACGCCAAACAGGTTGCAGAGGATATGAGGAAACAAAATGGCTGAAAATAGAGTAAATCGTGAGCAGACAACACGTGAAAAAACGACCCAAAAAAAGGCTTGGACGCGACCGGAGGTATTACCATCTCCGAATCCTGAGTCGGGTTATGAATTTCGGTGGGTACGCGTTAGTACCCAAGGACAGATTGACGCTACAAATGTTTCTTCAAAACTCAGAGAAGGTTGGGAACCTGTAAAGGCAACTGATCACCCAGAGATTACGTTAGTCAGTATCGAGAATGATCGGTTTAAAGACAACGTGGTTATTGGTGGGCTAATGCTTTGCAAAGCACCTATCGAAATGATTCAAGAGCGTAATGACTACTATCAACAGCAGACCAAAGCGCAGATTGATTCAGTCGATAATAATCTTATGAGAGAAAACGATCCCCGTATGCCGTTGTTTAATGACCGCAAAACGAAGGTTGTTTTTGGTAAAGGAACTTAATAGGAGCTAGACATGGCTTATCCATCTATTTCAGCCCCAATGGGGCTAGTTCCAGTAAAAAAACTTAGTGGCACTACTTTTACAGGTGTCACACGTCACTACAAAATAGCTAGTAATTACGACACCGCTATATTTAATGGTGACGCTGTTAAGTTGGTTACTGGAGGCACTGTTGAACGTGATACGTTTGATGCCGCGATGACTCCAATAGGAGTGTTTGTGGGAGTGTCTTATACTGATCCCAACACAGGGCAGAAAACTTTTAGGCAGTCCTACCCAGCTAATACAGTTGCTGACGATATTCAAGCATATGTAATAGATGCCACGGACATGCTGTATAAAATCGCTGTAGTATCTTCTGGTACTACCATAGGTGATCTTGCTCAAACTGACATTGGTGCGAATGTTGCTGGTGTAGATAATACTGGAGACAGTGTTTCGGGTAATTCCCGTTGTGCTATTTCAGACACGTCTGCAACCACAAACACCTTACCTTTCCGTATTGTGGAACTGGTTGAGGAAACTAAAAATTCGTCCGGTGGCTTTACTGAAGCATTGGTCAAATGGAATGCGGGCCACGCATTCGATAGCACCACTGGTATATAAGGAGTGATGTAACATGGCAATTTCACGCGCCCAGCTACTTAAAGAACTCCTGCCCGGTCTGAACGCTCTGTTCGGAATGGAGTATGCTAAGTACGAAAACCAACATTCAGAGATTTATGAGCAAGAAACCTCTGATCGTTCTTTTGAAGAAGAAGTAAAACTAGCTGGCTTTTCTGCCGCACCTGTCAAAAACGAAGGCTCTGCCCTTGAATATGACAACGCGCAAGAAGCCTTCACTGCTCGCTATACGCACGAAACAGTCGCAATGGGCTTTTCTATCACTGAAGAGGCTATTGAAGATAACTTGTACGATTCTTTGTCGGCTCGTTATACAAAAGCACTGGCTCGCGCTATGGCATACACCAAGCAAGTAAAAGGAGCGGCTATTCTGAACGATGCGTTCTCGTCTAGCGTGACTTATGGTGATGGGAAGAGGCTTTGTGCCACTGATCATCCACTTGTTTCTGGTGGTACTAACTCTAACCGTCCAACAGTCGGTTCTGATCTTAACGAAACTTCTTTAGAAGCGGCTGTTATTCAGATTGCAGGTTGGACAGACGAGCGTGGTCTTTTGATCGCTTCTATGCCTCGCAAACTTATTGTTCCTCCAGCGTTGCAATTTGTTGCAACTCGTTTGTTGGAAACAGAAGGTCGTGTTGGTACAGCAGATAATGATCTTAATGCGCTTCGTAATAACGGCTCGATCCCAGAGGGTTATTCAGTCAATCATTATCTGACTGATACTAACGCTTGGTTCTTGCTGACCGACATACCAAATGGCCTAAAGCACTTTGTTCGTGCGCCAATGCAGACATCTATGGATGCTGATTTTGACACAGGTAACAGTCGCTATAAGGCTCGTGAGCGTTATTCTTTTGGTGTCTCTGACCCATTAGGTATTTTTGGCTCGCCCGGTTCTTCGTAAGAACCATCGAGAAGGGGCTTGTAGCCCCTTTTCTTTTTATATAGTATCTAAACATTCCTGACGATTGCATATTGTGATCGACACCACCCAAGACAGGAGATTGACATGGGTAATACGACTTTTAAGGGGCCAGTTCGTTCTCAAGACGGATATAAGCAGATTACAAAAAACTCAAGCACAGGTGCGATTACAGAAAACTATTCTGTAAGTTCAACTGGTCAAGTAACAGCGGCGGCTTCTACAACTATCTTTCAATACAATTACATTACTTGCCCACCTCCAATGACAACTATGTTATCTAATAGTGCTGTTGGTGTCTTAGCAGATGGTGACAAGTTTGGGATGATCTTTGTGGGGCCAGAAGGCCAGATGTACCCAGCGGCTTGTGTAGCAGTAGGTGCGTTCACAGCAGGGGGAACAGCCCCTATGTTGGATGGAACAGTCCCTGCAACCGATACAGCCACGACTCACGCTGGCTTAAACCTGTGTATGGATGGTGAAACTGCGGATAACGTAGGATTGCAGATAATTTGTGGTGGTAACGCTCAAGGAACGGGGCCGCATACATTTACTGTAGGGACTCATTCTGGCTCTATTGATGCAACTTTCCAAGCGGCTGACTATACAGATTTTGACTGTATCGTTATCGGATTCAGAAAAACAGAAGAGTTTGCTACTGCGTTTAACGCGGCTATTGCGGCGGCTTCTGCTGGAGATTTGGTGTACACCGATGTTGTAGCGTTTGGTGCTCAAGGTGACACCAACATAGAAATTCAGACTGATCTGAATAACTCTGGTACATCAACTTCTACAGATTGCGGTGCTTCTGTGCCTGTAGACACTCAGAACCTAAGACTGAAAGTAAATCTTTCATCAGCAGGTGTGGTGACATATGAATTAGTTGTCAACGCGATTGCTGGAGCAGGTACTCTTGCCGCACCAGCAACAACAGCCGCATTTACTTTTGATGATGGTGATGTGCTTGTTCCATATTTAGCAATTCTTAAAAATGGAACAGCGGTGGATGAAATCTTCTTGAAAGACATTACGGTTACTCGCACGCCGGGAACTTCTTACGAAAGACTGTAATTAACAAAGAGGGGGAAACCCCTCTTTCCTTACAAGGAGATTAAAATGTCTATTTCTGGTTCAGATGTAAAGGCAAAATTTATCAGTGACGAGAACGCGTCTGATGATGATCGTATTGTCACAGCCGCACGACCAAACACGACAGCTACTCTAGCAAATACTACTTTTGCAAGTGGTGGGGCTAGAAACATCATTGTTACTACAACAGGCACAGGCGACAACGCAAAAACAACGACTATCACTGGCACAGATGTTTTTGGAGATACGTTAACTGAAACTATCACTTCTACAGGTAGTGCAGAAGCAGTCGCAGGAACAAAACTTTTTCTTACAGTATCGTCTGTAGTCTGTTCAGCACAGTATGCCGCGAATATAAAGGTGGGATCGGGGACGCTGTGCGCGGAGGCAATTCTAGGTTCGGAAAGAATAAGGTTGAAGGGCTTTTCTGTTGTTTCGGGAGGAACGGCGGGTGTTATTCAATACTTTAATGGGACACCGGAGTCTGGCACAGCTTTATTCAAGTCAAGGACAATAGGCACTGATAATACTACTCTTGACAGAACAATTCCTGAACAGGGTATTGTATTTGAAAGTGGTATGACAGTTCAGTATACCGTTGGAACTATTGATATGATGACATTTTTTCATGCCTAGAAAAAAAGGCACTATGAAGGGTCACAGCATAAGCGGAGGTCAGAAAAGACCCACCAAGTCCGGTGCTGGTATGACAAAAAAAGGGGTTGCTAAATATAGAAGAGACAACCCCGGCAGTAAGTTAAAAACCGCAGTTACCAAGAAGAAGGGACTGACGGATAAAGAAAAATCAAGACGTAAATCATTTTGTGCTCGTTCAGCGGGACAGATGAAAAAATTTCCAAAAGCGGCTAAAAATCCAAATAGCCGTTTAAGACAAGCGCGAAAGCGTTGGAGATGTTAATAACTTATGAATAGGGCTAATTTTTCTAATCTGACAAAGCTAGGAGGTGGCAAGATGATGAAGAAAACAAAAGGTATGGCTATGGGCAAAAGAGCCAAAGGCATGGCTGGTGGCGGTAAAATGGTTAAAGGTTACGCCAAAGGTAAAATGGTAAAAGGTTATGCCAAAGGCAAAATAGTTAAAGCCAAAGCCAAAGGTAAAAAAATGACGCAAGCCCAAATTATGGCTAAAGCTAGAATGGCTAAAAAGAAAAAACCAACTAAGAAGAAATAAATGTCATATTTAATCTCTAACTGCCCAATGTTTAAATGTTGGGTTCGCAGGGAGTTTACTTGTAACCACCAACGCTATCACGGCGAATTTATACACGCGATGGCGTTTGCAGTTAACACAATCCCAGACAGATCGCTTAGTTTTCAAGTTGTCTTTACTGGATGCGAAATAGATAACCCTGAATCTGGTATAGACCAGAATATACATGGCGGTGCAATGTGGGCGCGTATGCCTATTCAAGCACTTGTAGCAGATATTGAATTGGAAGAATGGCCTGATCGAATGGAAGATCATCTTTGCCAGCCTTGGGATTGCGAGTCAAGAAGTCACAGTACTGTGATATTTGACAGAGTTAGTTCCAGCCCTTGGCTTGCTAAGATTAACCATGATTTTTTTGAGGCAAGATATATGTTCACAGTGGATTACACGGAACATGAAATAGCTGATTCTCCAGATCAACATAAACAATCTCACGTTCTGTACATTACAGAAGAAGGCCCGTGGGAGGGTAATATAGTAGCGTTACCTAATAATAGAGTGAGGGCAACAAGTCCTGCTTTATGGCGTACAGGTGAAGGCCCACCTGATTTTGTACCAAGTCAATATGCACATTCTGCGGAGGGGCATTCAAGTTATACTGATCCCTCAGTAACCTTTGATAATCTTTATAGTGAGGACAAGTGACAATGGCTAAGAAAAAGTTTCCAGATTTAACTGGCGACGGCAAGGTAACTCAAGCCGATATTTTAAAGGGTCGAGGTGTTAAAAATTTGTCTGGTGGGGGCAAGATTAATAACGAACCCACTGGCGAAGTGCGCGGCACAGGTGCGGCTACAAAAGGTATACGCCCCGCTTTGATAAGGTGATTGTAAATGCGTAGATATTATTCTAATACAGTAAACATGAAGAAAGGCGGCAAGATATGCCCTGCTGGTAAAGCATGGGCTAAGAGAACTTTTGATACATATCCGTCAGCGTATGCAAATCTTGCGGCTTCTAAGTATTGCAAAGATCCTAACTATGCAAAAGGAGCTAAAGGTAAAACAAAGAAGAAACGTAAATAATGGCTGATCCAAAAAAAGGTACAGGAAAGAAACCAAAGGGCAGTGGACGTAGATTATATACAGACGAAAACCCAAAAGATACTGTCCCAATTAAATTTGCAACAGAAGCAGATGCTAGAGCTACTGTTGCCAGAGTTAAAAAAGTTAAAAAACCGTTTGCCAGAAAGATACAGATACTGACTGTCTTAGAACAAAGAGCAAAAGTTGCTGGTAAGTCAAAACAAGCCGCAATTGCTAAACGTGGTAAAGAGGCTATACGTAGACAACATGGCAAGGATTAGATATGACAGGTTTTATTATAAGCCCCTACCTGATGAGTTAACTATTGATGAAAGTGATATAGAAGGTTTAGGAATATTTGCGACAGAGAACATTGAAGAGGCTTTTGATCTAGGCAGTACACATATTAAAGTCCCTATGATTGCTGGGTATATAAGAACTCCACTGGGTGGTTTTATCAACCACTCAGAGGAACCAAACTGTTATTTAGTGTTATCTCAAGATTGGGATGATTATAGAGTCTACAACTTGATAACTCTTCGTGAAATAGAAAAAGGTGAAGAGGTGGTACTAAATTATGATACGTAACGTAAGGGTTATATAATGGGTGAGTTAAAAAAATGGCTTGACCAAAAATGGGTTCGTATCGGTACTGATGGAGAAATTAAGGGTGAGTGTGGGACAAGTAAAAATAAAAAACGTCCTGATCGGTGCTTACCGAGCGCGAAAGCACGCAGTCTGTCTAAGGCAGAACGAGCTAAGACTGCAAGAAAGAAAAAACGAGGCGGGGCAAAAGGAAAGAAAGTTGTGAAAAATACTAAAAAAGCAGAAGTGAAATTAAGTGGGGGTGGGTTAGCCCGCCGTAAAAGACAAATAGCACGCGGTTGTGGTGCTGTTAAAGAAAACAGAAGAAAAGAAACTTTATATACATAGGAGACTGTTATGGAAGTTTTTCAAAACGGTAACTTTTCTACAGGTGAACCAGTGTACCAGATAGGTATTAAAAACTCTGATGGTACTTATAATGTAGTTGTTTTCGATCTTATGACAGAATCAGAAGCAAAAAGTAAACTAATGTCCATGACAGGCTCCAAACCAGAAGTCACAATTTCAGACATACCTGACCATTCTATGATGAGTAAAAAAGAATTAGAAACTATGATGCGTGAACATGGAGTCGAATTAGACCGTCGTAAGACAAAAACTGCTTTACTGAAAGAAGTAGACGCATTCTTTAAGGACAGATAAATATGGCAACGTCAGGCACTACCGCTTTCAATATGGATTTTACAGAAATCGCTGAAGAAGCGTGGGAGCGTGCTGGGCGGGAAATGCGTTCTGGATACGATTTACGTACTGCCAGACGTTCTATGAATCTAATGACAATAGAGTGGCAAAATCGTGGTATTAACTTATGGACTGTAGACGAAGGTACAGTAACTCTAACTCAAGGCACTTCACAGTATGACTTACCAGCAGATACAATTGATCTGCTTGAACACGTAATTCGTACCAATTCAGGTAACGCCGCAACACAATCAGACCTAACAATAAGTCGTATTAGTGTAAGCACTTACTCATCAATTCCAAACAAGTTAACACAAGGCAGACCTATTCAAGTGTACATTGAACGGTTACGTGATAACCCTCGTATTAATGTTTGGCCTGTACCTAATGACAATAGTTACATATTTAAATACTACAGATTACGTCGTATTCAAGATGCTGGTAGTGGTGTTGAAACCGCAGACATGAACTTTCGTTTTCTTCCTTGTCTGGTTGCAGGGCTTGCATATCATGTTGCTATGAAGGAGCCAGAACTAGCACCAAGAATAGAGATGTTAAAGCAAGAATATGAAGCACAGTTTATTCTTGCGGCAGGTGAAGATCGTGAAAAGACTCCGCTTAGATTTGTGCCAACAGCGGTAAGAATATGAGCAATAGATTCGCGTCCAGTAACAAAGCAATTGCAGAGTGCGACATTTGTGGGTTTCAGTTTAAATTAAAAGAGCTACGTAATCTTATAGTAAAAGGCAGGGATACTAACCTAAAAGCATGTCACGAATGTTACGATTCAGACCATCCACAGTTGAAACTGGGTATGTTTCCAGTTGATGATCCACAAGCAATACGTGACCCTCGCCCTGATTTTGCGGGTTATGCAGAAAGTAGAGGAGTTACTTTACCAGTAACGGGTTATACTCTTACTGGATTTGTTGGAACAGTATCAGTAACAACGGGGTAAGCAGTGAACTATACTGAATTAAAAACAAATATTGAAGACATCTGTGAAAACAGTTTTACAGATGATCAGCTTGCCATGTTTACACAACAAGCAGAGCAAAAAATCTATAGTTCTGTTTATATACCTGCATTACGAAAGGTCAGCGAGGGGCCGCTGGTTGCAACAAACAAGTTGTTTACATTACCCACCGATCATTTATATACCTACAGTATCGCTATAATAAGCAGTAGTACTTATTCTTATCTGTTAAACAAAGACGTTAGTTTTATACGAGAAGCGTATCCTGTTAATACCAGTGCAAAATATGGAATACCTAAGTTCTATGCCCAGTACAGTGAAACACAAATAGAGTTAGCTCCCACACCAGATCAAAATTATGAAATAGAGCATGTTTATGGACATTATCCAACATCTATCGTAACTGCGGGAACAACGTGGTTAGGAACTAATTTTGATTCTGCCTTATTAAACGGTGCTCTTATTGAAGCAATTCGTTTTATGAAGGGTGAGCCAGATATAATACAAAACTATGAAAAATTATACTTACAAGCAATATCACTGCTTAAAGCATTAGGTGATGGTAAGTTACGCCATGATATGTATCGTTCAGGTGAGCCACGTTCTGAGTTAACGACATAGGAGACAACATGGCAATAACTACAGCACTATGTACGTCTTTTAAATTGTCTTTATTAAATGGCGAGATGGATTTTAGTTCAGATACAACACAGGTATTTAAAATAGCTTTATATACTTCATCTGCTACTATCAATGCTGGTACTACAGCGTACTCTACAACTAATGAGACTTCTGGAACAGGATATGATGCTGGGGGCAAAACTTTAACTCTATCCACAAATCCTACACAATCCGTATCTTCTGTACACATAGAGTTTTCAAACGTAACTTGGACTTCGGCATCTTTTACTGCACGAGGGGCTTTAATATATAAATCTGGAGGGAGTAATACGGCTATAGCCGCGCTAGATTTTGGAGAGGATAAACAAGTGTCATCAGGTAATTTTGTGGTGCAATTAGGCACTGTAGGCGCAGGTAAACCTATTTTGAGTTTGGTGTAAATAAGTTATTATGCAGTAACTTTAGGAGTAAATAATGGCTACCGGATTTAGTACGATTTTAAAATTAGCTTTACCAGTTCAAGGTGAACTATCTGGAACTTGGGGTACTGTTGTTAATGAAAATATCACTTCAATGGTAGAAGAAGCCATTGCGGGGCGTAAAGTTATTAATACATGGTCAACTAACTCAGCAACATTATCATCTGCTGATGGCACTACCTCTGAGTCACGAGCGGCTATGCTTGAATTTACTGATACTGGATCATCTTTGTCAGGAGCGGCAACAGTTATATGTCCCGCTAACTCAAAATTATTTGTTTGTAAAAATGCCGCGGGGCAACAAGTTACAGTAAAGACCGCAAGCGGAACTGGAGTGGCTGTACCAAATGGTACAACTATGTTTTTATTTTGTGACGGAACAAATGTTGAACAAGTAGCTACAAATTTTCAAACACTGAAGTTTAACGGTAATGCATTAAGTTTTGGTGGCGCAGTTACTACTGCTGGAGCTTTAACCACATCTGGCGCAAATGCTCTTACACTTACTACAACAGGTTCAACTAATGTCACTTTACCTACCACTGGCACCGTTAGCACTCTTGCAGGTAGTGAAACTTTCACCAATAAAAGCCTAACTGCTCCTATTTTAACAGGATCTTCTTCTGCCGCAGGATCAATATTATTTAAAGAAGATACTGATAACGGCACTAATAGTGCTACTCTTATTGGCCCTGCCTCTACAGCAGAT